CAAACTTGGCGAGCATCTGCTCACCACGTGATACTCGTTGACTACTCATGACGGGTTGTGGATGTAATATAGGTGATGTAAATGATGATTTAGTGTGACTAGGACCGGTAATATCGTGATCAATGATAGGCTAACCTGAGGGTCCAAAATCCCAGATAATTGAAGAACGATAAGAATGAATGACAAAACGCAGAGAAATACTAATACAGTAATATACAACAAGTGCATAAGCAATAAGCCGTCGGATTCTATGCGTACCGATATTTTAATGTCAGCTCGAATATTACTTGTTGTTTATATCATTCCATCCCACCACCACTTACTCAAAGTAGTGTGGTTAAGTCGTACATACCATGTCAAGTTGTACAACAAATGTAAGATACAAGCCCAAGGAAAAGGAAGATTGAACCAATAGTAGTGCATGGCTAATGGCAACAGCCGAAACACTAATATGAAATTGCCAAACTCAGGATAACCAGCTTGGCAATAACTATAGTATTCTACTAATGGAAATAACAACCCAATACGCCACTTGCCTACTCTTATGCGCTTAATCATCTCTTCAATACAAGGTGAAACCACATAAACAAATATGCTGGTTAACAGTGGAATAGTATTAAGAAAGAAGCGATCTTGGTAGACACAGTGTAGTAGTTGTAGTAGATTGGCACCAAGTGGGAACTCACCATCAGCTTGGATAAACTTAGCTAGAAGATCACCTGTCAAAACACACGGTAAGTGTTTGACTTGAGCTAGAAGTTTAACGAAACCACTATGATCAGTGGAAGTCCAAGAGTGGAGATAATCCAACATGTGCCAAGTCTCAGCAACGGGTTGAGCACGAACTTTGACAAGATACTGACTGCGTTCAGTATACCTATCTACTGGCTTGTCTCTGCTCGTCAACCTTTTCATTGTCTCTAAAATGGCTTTAAGTGGTGGGATGAAAGCACAAGATGCCTCAAGAGATAGTACTTTAGATCTGAGAACACCCTTGACCAAATGTTCAGGGGTGTTAACAGTCCAGCCAAGCTTAGCCATCATGCGTGATACCTTGGGACCCAAGATAGTACCATGAGAGGTTGGCCAAAATCGGCTGGAACAAAAGGTGAGATCATAAGAATTCTCCCTTAGTACTAACTCGGACCTAAGTCCTGCCATTGCGTAGACCTCCGGCGACAAAGGAGCCAGAAATGACCGTCTACGCAAAGCATTGTCATCACCTAAAACAATGAGCTTAATCATACCTAGCAGCTCTTTAAGCTTAATACCTGGATTACAGATAGCTAGGTTGAGTACAGTGTCTATAGCATTGCTCATTGAATTACCACTAGAAGTATCTGGACTGCCAGAGGCCATTGTGCCCTCTATCCAGTATACAAAGCCATTTGGTGTGGCACCACGCCTGATAGTCGCCTTCCACATGAGTCGAAGAACAAAGGCAGGTATCCCAAACCTACCCATGACATCTAAGGAGCGGCGCAATTTGCTCCGTGACTGTGTGGAATCATAACGGCTAAAGTCGGTTTCTGAATCACGATAATCGGGATTGTTGTGGCCTAATTGATCAAACCACTCACCAATTTCTTCTCCAGTGGAACCAGCCGAATAATAAATTGGGCTATCTTTGTTCCATACCCGTGTTAGGGCCTTAGAAAAGGCCCAAACCCACGGTCCGACAACAACATTAAACTCGTCCTGGCACCCCTGAATTAGCCTAGGATCAGACTCAGCGTACTCGGTAGGAGTAGCATTGAGGAGCATTTCCATCTTCATAAAAGATTTTAACCGAGTAGCTCGATGCTCATCCTCAATTTCCTGACCATAGAGATCATATATCTGTTGATGTCTCTTCTTAGTGGCCGCTGGGAATCTGTCATTCCATGCTGAGAAATTATACACTAAATGTGTCTCAGCCATGGGAAACAGAAGTTCATAGTTGATTTCTACGAATAGTTCACTTAATTCATCATAGTTAGCATTCGGGTATGCCCTAACATCTAAGCCCCTATTGAACAACGCGCGTCTATCGTTGGCCGGGCAATTAGCGTTAATATTTGGACTATACTCCGGGAATAGGATGCCCCCCCCTGTCAGACTTTCCTTGGGCACATCAAGTTTATC